AGTCATTGATTCAAGAGAGAAGTCCAAATTAGCAAAACTAGTTATGCAAAAAGCAAAGGGCTTAAATATACAATACGAACAGCGTTGGATTGAGATAGGCGACTACATCTACGATGATGTTTGTTTTGAAGCAAAATCAACAACGGACTTTTTGGGTTCAGTAATAACAAAAAGATTATGGACGCAAATTGACAATATGGATAGACACTATAAAACAAATGTAGTGATTATTCATGGTAGTCTTGATGAAGCCATTATGAATGTAATTGAGAACTCTGGAAGCAATATGCCAATTGGAACAAGAAGTATAATGCTTAATAATAAATTTCTTGGTGCAATTGGTAGACTAATTCTTGATACAGATGTAAAACCAGTATGGGTTGAAACAGAAGAAGAAGCGGCTTTAATTATTACAGCAGTATGTAAAATGAAACCAATGACAAGAGATGTAATTGCACCGCAAGTATTCAAGAGATTAACTACCGATGATTTGCGACTAGATTTGCTATCCAGCATTAAAGGCGTATCAATTAAGAAAGCAAAAGAATTAATAAAACAATTTGGTTCTATTATGGAAATAGGGGAGTGTTCAGAATATGAATTACAAGCCATTGAAGGAATAGGAGAAACCTTAGCCAAAAGAATACTCTCCACATTAAACTCGGAAGAGAAGGTGAAAATATGAATGAAGAATATAATGAAGAAGAATATATGGAAGCACTTGAAACAAACGCAGGTGTTTTTAGCGAAGCCTTGCCTAAAGTCGTTAGAGACTTTCAATCATCAGCAGTTGAGGTATCACACTACAATGACATTCCTGCTGGTATTTGTTTCTTTAACATTCTTGGTCAAGTGGTAAAAGATTTTATTACAATTCCTAATGGAAGAAACCATGAAGATACCCGAATCCATTTCTGTTGGGTTCAAACAAGCGGAACTGGTAAATCTACTATGTGGAACTTTGTTGGGCCAGTTGCGGAGAAAACATTTAGTATGATTAATTCTGCAAATAATCACCCTCCGTTTGTTCGTAATAACTTACCAATGAATCGTATTTTTAATACATTCGGCGTAACTGATTATACAGATTCAGTTCTTATTGGTGGTTATGATAAAGAAGTGGACGATGATGGAGAAATTGAATATCAAAGAAGGCCAGGAGTTTTAGAAGGAAATGGTCTTGCTCATTGGGATGAGTTTGAATATTCAGGTATCTTCAAACAAAGCCAGCACAAAGAAAACTCTATTGTTTATCTCAATACTTTGATGAACTCATTAGCGGGTGAGTCTTGGATTATTTCTAAGGCTTTGACTTCCTTTGGTGGCATGATTATGGAATGTTTCTGTGAGCGTTCAGTATTGGCTATGACCTATCCACCAAATAACCTCAATGATGTTATGGCGGAAAAGGGTGTTCTTCAAAGAATGCTTTTGTATGTTTGGGAAGTGCCTGAGTTTATTCAACACAAGATGCGTCTTGAACAAATTGACAAAGCAGGAACGGTTGAAGAAGTTAATCAACCTATTGATAAATATGCGAATGCTTTGTATAAAATTTATGAATTAACCCGTGAAAGGTTTAACCAAGTGGGAGGCGACCCTCTTAAAACCATGAAATATACTCAAGACTTTAATCAAGTTCTAAGACTTGAATACGAAAGCATGCGTATGTATCTTCAAAATACCCGACCCGATGTTGCTAAAATTGCAGGTAATTTTACCACCCGTTTGATGAAGATTCTGTATAAAATGTCTGTTCTTTGTAGTGTCGCATCTTCACCTTCAATTAAAGATAAAGACCAACAATTCGTTGTTACCGGGCATAATGTTCGTCAAGCGGCAACAATCGTCCGACAATGTTATATGACATTGGTTGATTGGTTGGAGCGAAGCCTACGGGCGAAGCGCAAGAGCATAGCGGAGAACTCGCTTGAGTCGGTGTTTATGGACATTTACAACAAAATGAAGAAAGATGATGATGGTTTCGTCAATAAAACTACTCTCTTAACGGAAGTCCGAACAAAGGCTAAAAAATCAAGAGCGCAAGTATATAGGCACTTTGATATTATTAGACACAAGTTTGAAGAACAAAAAGGGCCAAGTAATAGGACTTACATTAAGTTGATAAGGAGTGATGAAGAATGAAGTGGGAAAACACATACCTAGTGTTTCAAGTTGAAAAAGGGCCAAAAGTGATTATTGATACTCTAAACACTTACGGCGATGATGGATGGGAATGCTGTTCGCAGTTAATTGTTGCGAATAAGCAAATCGTCTGCTTTTTAAAGCGACGAACCGATATTGACGAAGAACCAAAGGTGAACAAGGAAGAAGAAAAGATTAGCAAACTTTGGTCTAACGGTGAATGATATGTCTGTATTGGCTATTGATTTAGAAACCAAAAATATGTCTTATGACATTGGTGGTTTCGGTAATACCCATATGTTTCAGGTTTCAACCGTAGCAACATGGGATGGAAACAACGGAACTGTTTATGTTGATGAACCCGTTGAATCTTTTGCTAAATCAGGCCATACCATTAAGCCTTTGTCCGAACTTAAATATGATTTAGATAATCATTTTCAAAAGGGAGGACTATTGTTGGGACATAATATTAAGGCTTTTGATTTGCCTATTCTTAGGGACTCAATGGATATTTATTGCATCAATAAGTATATCAAAGAAGAACAATTTATTGATACTTCAAGAATCCTGCTAAAAGAGCATGGTGAGCGATTCCAATTAAAAAATTTGGTCAAATGCACTATGAATGATTTTAAATTGATGGAAAGTGCTGATGCACCTAAATTATGGAAGATGGGACAATTTGATGAAGTAGTAGAGTATTGTATGAAAGATACTCAACTAGTTTATGACCTTTGGAAATATGGGCAAGATAATGGTATAGTTAAGGGCTTTTCTTTAGAAAAGGGAGAATATAAAGAGTTAGAGGTGATGTGGTAATGACGACATGGGAATGGATTGGTTTATTCTTTTTCATCAGCATTCTTATGCTTCTATTCTTTGCTGCTTTCGGTGGAACAAATATCACCGATGAAAGCGTTGAAGAATACATGAAGAGGCTGATGGGCGAAGATAGCCAAAAGTGATGATATGGGATTAAAGCAAGAATGTTTCTACTGTAAAGAAATGACAGTAGCAAGACGATTACTTGGCTTTTACATTGGTTCTACCGAACAAGTAAAATTGTGGGAGTGTAGAGCCTGTAATGCTATTTGGTCAGAAAAAACAAATTGAGGGGGAGCGTATGCTCCCTCTCTTTTTTTTGGTTTTTTGACTTTTGTGAATTTTTTAAAAGTTCATTAGGGCGTAATTTTTGTTTGGCTAAATGAGAGCATTTATGCTTTTTAAAAAGGCGACTCAAAAACTTTCAACTAATTAGCCCTGTCAATTGCAATTTATCTATCAACAAGTCTAGTTTAGTTCTAAGGAAGCCTATTTCATCTTCTAAGGTTTGAAGGTAAGCCCCTGCGCTCGGTTCAAATCCCGGAGGTAAAGCGGGGTCGTCAGCAGGTCTTGAAGTAATAGTGTTTGAGCCTAAATTACCTACGGCCCCCCTTGTAGCAGGAGTAATACCGTAAAATCCAACATTTGAACCATCGTGGTTTAAATCTCCATTTACTTCTATGTCTCCAACTGTGCGAATACTTCCAACGGCTAATCTTCCTTGAATATGTTTTCCATTACCACTTATTACCGTAAGGTCTGTTGTAGCCGTAGCAGAAAACGATGAATAGTCATTGGCACTCCCAACACCTAAATTATTGTGTGCGGTATTGTCCGAATCTGCCACGGCATCATTCAAAACCCAACCATCGTCTTGAAAATTATTTTTAAGAAAAACCTCAATATTGTTTGTTGCATCTGCTATTTGTATTTGCAGAACTGCCCCATCATAAGTAGCGTTTTCTTTTATTCTTACCGCATTAATGCCCATTGTGGAAAAGTGGCTAGCATGTTCAACACTTATACCATTTCCATTCCCCGCACCAAACAAATGACTGGCTGTTAAAATAATACTTTGATGTCTTGAAGAATCTGTATTTCTAATAAAAAATGTTCCTATTCCTCTTTGTTTTTGATTTGCTGATGAACCGTGGCTACCTGCGCCACTCCACCCATCAATGTGAGCAATCGTATGATAGCCAGTTGCTATGTCATCAGATAAATCTTGAAATTGGTTATATTGAACCCCATCAATTTGTATATCGCCACTAGCACTAATATTACCAGAAACAGTCAATTTTTCTGAAGGAGCATTTGTGCCTACACCTACTCTATTATTCCCAGCATCTACAAATAGAAGGTTAACATCCGAAGAACCCTCTGCTCTCAAGTTAATATCGTTTCCTGCACCATTAAACACACTTTCTAAATTGCCCATCGTAAAAAATTCTACAAAGTCTGTCCCTCCTTTAGTCAAACTAAAAACCAGTCTTCCGTCTTCTGTTGTCGTATCAGCATCTATTTGGTCGCATAAAATTTGACAATAAGTATGTAAATTACCTGCGGTATCTTTTGCTCTAAATCTAATATTGCCAATATCCCTACTATCTGCGCCAGTTCCAGTGCTTCTAAGAAAGATTAATTCGGGTTCACTAGCATTTGTTCCAGTATTTTCAATAAGAATGGTAGGCTCGCTTGCATCTGCATCACTAAGATGTAATTTTTTCGTAGGGGCATTTGTTCCTATCCCAATATTAGCGGTGGCACCATCAATTCTCATGGCTTCTGTTGATAAGCCACCGTCATTCACTTTGAAAATAATATCCTTATCCTGTTCTAAGGCTTCAATTTCAATATCTCCGGCGTTGCTCTGTATTGTTAGACCCTCAGTATATCCTGAATTATCTCTACCAACGCTCAAACTGTTTTCAGTTTTATTAACAGTAAGATATTGAATACCTACATTTGCAGTTCCGTTATGTGTAATAACTGCAATAATAGTGTCTCCTGCTGTATATTGAGGAACTTTATCAGCCGCAGTAGGGGGTCTTAAAACAACAGTAGAAGTATCGGGGGTAGAGCCATCGCTGTCTTCATCACTTTCAATTGGAGCGACTAACAAATGATAACCATTTGTATATGTTGAACTTAAAGTCAAATTATTAGCACCAAGAACAGCCAATTTTCTACCATCACGGAAAATAACTCCTGCGCTTACATCAATTTGTGTTGCACTATCAACAGTAATGTTAAAACCACTAATTGCATAGTTTTGACCTAAACCATGTGATAGTGCTTTAACTATCCCAGTATGGGGAAAATCTACACCGTCTTCAATTTGGCTTGGTGTTAAATGTGTGCTTTGTCCGTAAAAGTTTGGATTATTTACCATATTATTCAACCTCCAACAAAATAAACAGTTCTAATGTTTCTGTTGTGGAAAATGGGCCAACTCCTTGAAAGTTGGTTCTATATACTAAATTGCTACCATTAAATAGGCCAACTTCACGGATAACTTGACCTTGAATAGCACTACCCGCTACTGATACTTTTGCTTCAATAACATTCAATGTGGAGTTTGTGATTGTTAGTGTAGTAGAAGCAGACAAAGGAACATCTAAATCAGTAGCAGTAGGACTTGTAGCATTTCCCCCAAGTCCAACCTTTGCTGTATCAAAAAGATTATCTTTGATATGTGTGGCAATTAATGTTTTTAATTCATCTGTAATCATGCTAAATCTTCCTCCACTAAATCAGTAATCGTGATTGCTCCACCCGAAAACCCTAAAGGTGTAGTAAAGCCTAACGCTGTTCCGAAGCCGAGAGTCCTACCTGCGCCTCCCGCACTTCTCTTCCGAACCAACAATTTAAGTTCTTTGGTGTTCAAGGTGTTTAAGAAATTATAAGAAATCTCATTTGATTGTAAATTAGCACTTCTTAACGCTGCTTTTGTTTCTTTGCTTGAAATCAACAGTTCAGAGAAAACATCAGAAAGGTCTTTACTGTATCGGCCAAGTTCTAATTTAATAAAACCAGTAAGTTTATGTTCCATTTCTAATACGATAAACTCATTCATTTCAATATTTTCTCTTGGAATAGATACATTTACAATATCTCCAACTCGTAATTGATTTATTCCTTTATTTTGCATAGTGAAAGATAATTTCTGATTAAGGCGAGAATGAATCAACAATAGTTTAGTTGCCCTCTTATCTACTTCTTCTTGAGTTAGTAAAGTATTATCTACCACTTCTAATGTCTTTCGCCCTCTTTTTTGTATTGAGCGCAAGTCTTTACGAATTGCTTTATGTGCATTTCCATATACATTTATTTCGTTAAAGAAATCAAAGAGAGTTGAAACTTTATCAAATTCAGAAATTAAAAATTCTCCGCTATCATCAATGGTAATATTCGTTCTTAAGGAATTTTCACTTTCAGGAAAAATCTTGAACACATTGTTTTCTTCAACAAGTTTCATTTCCTTTCTATCAAGAATATATCGGATTGCAGAATATAAATCTACTCCTTGATAATTGGGTGCTAAATACATTGGAGTATCAGTTGAAGTGGTTGTAAATTCAATCCCCTCTTGTTCAAGTAATTCATTGATAATGTCTTCACCTTCAAGACCAACACTTACTGTTGAGCCAATACATGCTCTCGTTGGGTCAATTTTTAACTCTTCTGTTGTATTTAGGGTAAAGGTTTCCGAAAGACTTACTGCTCCATCCATTTTTGATAGTTCACCAAAATCTAAAATTGTTTGAGTTTCTCCAGTAAATTCAATTCCAGATTTAACCCCTAAAGAAGTTGATGTTTTATTTTCACCATCAGACATAAAAATGCTATATTCATTTTGCGGCAACGCTTCTAAAAAGTTTTTTGATTTTCTCATTACCAAATAGTCTTCACTAGTGCTTTGTTTATCAGGGTCAATGGCTACATACATTGATAAAAATGTTTCTCTTCTTGGGCCAGTTTTATCTGGTGTTGTTGGTGGCCCGCCACTTTTTGTTTTTCCTTCAACTCCTTCAACAATATCAATATCTTGTTGAACATTATACATTTTATCTTCTCCTGACATTTTTGTATATTTAGAAGATAAAGTATTCAAAGAAATTTGTTTTGGTGAAAATTCATAAAAGGTTGTTTCATTTGGTTTAAGGATACGATATGCTTCTTCATCAGTTAAGGTTTTATCAAGAATTAAATTATGTTTTCTTGCTCCACTATTAGCCACAGTATGAGAAATAACATAAATTAAATCATCAGGGATAACTCCCTCCATATTTCTGGAAAAAGTCGTGGCTTCATCGCCTGTCGCAACATCTTCCTGTAAGATAGTATCTTTTCCTGCTTCGGAAACTAAATAACATCCTGTTAAATCTACAAAATCTATCCAACCGAGTCGTTCATTAAATACATTTAGCGCATAACGATAAAGAGTTCCATTGGAAGAGGTTATTTCTTGGTGAGTTTCATTAGAACCATCTCCATCAAAGTCAAATTCATGCTCACTTGCATCATACCATAATCTAGGTTTTAACCCAAATTTAATTCCCGTTGCTTCATATGGCCCACTACCCGAACTAACTAAACTATTTGCTGTTTTATCAGGATATTTATAAACAAAATTTCTTTCGCCGCTTCCTAAAGCAATCATATTTGTAAAATTAGTTCCGTCATCAAAATGATTTACAGTTTCTGTTGATATAGGAATAGTCACTCCCTTTTCAACTCTATATTTTTGTGCATCTTCAATGTCGTAAGTGTCTAAAACAACAGCAATACTATGTGTATGTATATTTCCCACTCCTGCAAAAGTCATATAAAAAGCCCTAGAGGGCATAATTCTTAAAGTAGAGGTTAAAGCAGGAGCCGCATTTGGATATTTAAATCGTATTGGTGCAATTATTCTATCAACCGCATTTAAAGCCAAAACATTATTTGAATTATTTGAATACCAATTATCTGAAGTATGAGACTGATAATTTTGAGTTACTATTGCTCCTTTTAAAATATGTGCTCTATCTTGAGATATAAATGTATTTTTATCTTTTGTGCCTTCTATATTAATAATATCATTCCTATTTCGTTGATAAACAGTCCCTACTGTAAATGTTCCATCATCATTTAAAAGAGCCGCACTTACTAAAGTAATTGTTTTTGTTCCGCTATTAAAACTGCTAACTGTTCCAATTAATTTATAGTTTGCATCATAGAGAATATCTGTTCCTGTTGGTGGATTTGAACTTTCTACAGTATCTAAAATTAAAGTGGTAGTTGAAGCGGCTAATGAGTTTGTAATTGATGTGGAACTTAAAGTTCCAACAGCAGAAAAGGTATATCCATCAAACTGACCCGCACTTAAATAATTAGAGTCCTTTACTGTTTCTTTTTCAGGATTAAATAAGTTATAATGAATATCAAAACAGAGTTCTGTTAATCTCATTATGCCTACTCTTTTCAAAGAAGATATGTCAGTATTTTTAGTAATAGAAATTGTTTGATAAGAATTATCTGTAAGTAAAATCTGATTTCCTGATGAAGTTTCGGTATATTCTAAAACGCTATCTTTGACATTTTTATTTTCTAACAAAAATAAATTATAATTTGCTAAAGTTTTATTACCGTCCATAAGACTATCTTTTCTTAGAGAAGAATAAGGTAATAAATCACTAGTAATATATAAAAATAAAGTAGAAACAGATGTAACTTTTTGGTCTAAGGATGCTATTAAGTTTTCAAGTTGATAAACATTAGCGTCAAATTCATCAGTATATTTAGTAGCATCACTAACATTTCTTCTTACTCTTGAAAGACCATTAAAAATAGAACCATATGCACTACCGAAACCCCGCATATCAAAGTCCATATGAATATCATCACCTGTTCCTGTTTTATCATAAGAACTTAAGTTATTAGATGAAATATTAGGAGAAAACTTATAATTAATAGTATTATGTTTTATATTTGAACTATTAACATGAGTTTCTCTAAAAGGATATGTAATTTTAGATGGAGTAAAAGTTAATTGATTAAAATTACCTTTTGATTTAGAGATTGATTTATAGTAAGGCTGTCCATATTTTTTGTTAGTATCTGTATTGCTTCCGTAAATATTTTCAACATTTAAAGGAACTGCGCCACTTGATGTTAATTTACTATGAGGATGAATTAATATTTTTCCTCCCCACAAATGTTCTCCATTTATCAAAAATAAATCATGTGTATCTTTGCTTACAGAATAAATTTTATGTCCAGCAGTTGTAGTAAAGTCTCTATCTAAATATAATAAATTACTTTGGTCAGCAATTCCTCTTAACATCTTTTTTGTTCTAACAAATCCTGCAAAGGTGGCTGTGTCTGCACTTGCGCCAATAAATACAGGGTCATTTCGGTCAAGATTTTTAATGCCGTCATTTGTGGCTTCAATAATGTTTGGTCTTGTGCTGTTAATATTTGCACCAGTATGCTCAATAGTAGCCCTTTCTGTTAAAGTATATCCTTCTGTATTTCCAAAATTAGGTATTTTTCTTCCCAAAGTGATAGGAACATATGGGGCTAATTCAATTTCTGTAATGTTGTCTTTCTTTGAAGTAGAGACGACTTCAAAATCAATTAGAGTATTTACTGTATCAAAAGTTGATTCTCCTGCGCTTCCATGTTCGTCTTTTAATTTTGATTGAAAAGCAAAGTCATTTGAAATAGATGATGGTTTGTGAATTGCATAACCAATTGCACCAGCACTTGCATTTGCACTACTTGAAACTAAAGAGTCGCTTTCAGCACCGCTTGACATTGTGATTTTGTTTCCTGATGTAAAAATTAATCCTTTATTAGCGGCTCCTGTAAGAGAAGAGGGTTTGTTTGTAGCAAGGTGGGATGAACCAAGTGCCTTTGAAAGAATATAATTTTTTTCTGACTCTTTGTAAATTTTATCTCCTGCTGAAACGCTAGTAAGTAGCCCCGTTGTTATATTTATTTGTTGTAATACGCTAGACCCACCACCAGAATAATCACTAAAAGAAGTTATTTCTCCTAAAAAGCCATTTTCTACAAATATTTTATCACCTACAACTAAAGGTGAATCAAAGCCCTCTGCAATCATTTCTGTTTTTATGAAGGTTGAACCAACAGAACTTGCTAAAACCGAACCTGCGGGAACAGCAGATTGTAATTTATTATATGGACTATTACTAGAATAAATAATATCTTCAGTAAACAAAGTGTTTAGATTTATAACAGGAGAAAGTAATTTACTAAACTTATCTCTACCTTGAATCTCCATAATAGTTTGTCCATTCTCTTTCTTATTTTCAATATTTTCAACTTCACCGTTGAATCTTTCAATAAAGATTTGATACTGTCCTTTAGCAAAACTCAACGGGTTAGTATTATATGAGTCGGTGTCAAATGATAAAGTAATTATTCCTTTTGTAGCATCACAAGCAGTAATGGTGGCAAATCTTTCATTGTGATTTAATGATGTAAAAGCGACATACATCTTGCTAAACCTGCCGTTTAGTAGTGAAATATCAAGCATAAGTGTCCCGTCAGTTGCGTTATATGCTCGCCTGTGAAGCACATCTCCGCTTGTTGGGGTCGTGGACTGTGCGGCAAAAACAGCGTCGTTCTCGGTTCTTACATAGGGGTGTGTGTCGCTTTGAAAGGTTATCTCTTGGGTTGTCCCAGACAAGCCAGCAATAGACTGAACAATTAAAATATTATCTCCTAACTTGACCTCATCTCCTGCATTTAGAACAGTATTTAAATTATACTCAGTATTAAAAGAAAATACCGCATTAGAAGTCTTTGAACTATATGTTGCGGCTAAAGCAAAAAACTCGTTCATATCACCACGATGAATATTATGTCGCACACGATATGCGTCAAACTCTTTCACCTTTCTCGGCATAATTCTGCCGTTATCAATAATAGATGTTTCTGCAAACCCGCCCTTTCCATCAATTGATTCAGTATTTGTGTGGTCATATACATTGTAAAGTAGATTAGATTTTGTTGGTGAAAAATCATAATGTAAATATCTTTTTGGACCAGTATATGCAGGAGAGTTCTTCTCATCATCACCTATTCTTTTAGCATTCGGAAACATTTCATTATAATCACTATTATCAGCAGTAAGAGTTCCGCCTTCATTAATAGTAATTGAATCACCCTCAGTAATAGTATTATCTAAATCTCTTAATTTATCTGTTAATGTGACTCTATGAGTAAATTTACTATAATCAATAACTACCTTGCCAAAGTCTTGAACAGTTCTAAATGTAATAGCATTTGTTGTATCAAAGGTATGAGAGGTAGTAGAAATACTGCCATGCTTTTGCATAGCATAATATTTAGTGTTGTGGTCTAATTGATTATTTTTATCAAGTAATTCATCAAAAAAGTAAAATAAAGGTCTAGCACAGGAAAGTTTATCTTCTAATGTAAGGCTTGAAGTGTTGTTTAAAATACCAGCAGAGAAAGCAAGAATATTATTATTTGTTTTTACATGGCCCTTAAAAATCATAAACTTCGTATCTTTAGGAATCTCATTTCCTAATTTTGGTTCAAACTCAAAAGCATCTCCCGCCGAATCTTCTGTTAAAATTTCTGTAATTCTGGCAAAATGATGACGAGTATCTGTGTCTGAATATACTAAAACAAAGTAATAGTGAGTAGCAAAGGCGGCAGGATTAAATTGTATTCCATCTGTGGTGAGAGCATCATAACACTTAATTCTAAACCCTTTGGTTGTATTTAGATTAGAATATTGAGTAGTCCCTGTAAAGACTTCTGTTGTAAAGGTATTTGCTCCATCAGCCGCAATAGCCGTAAATATTCTTTCGTCATTATTTATAGATGTATCTGTAAATAAAGGATTTGTTGGTGCTTCTGCTAAAGAAATAGCCGCAGAAGAAGAAGGAGTCGGGGGCTCAACGGGAATATTTCCTAAAGTAAAGGTCATTCATCCACCTCCTCAAATCTTAAATATAAAACAGTATTATTTAGATTAGGTGTTAGATTATTTATTCCATTAAATTCAGTCTTTCTAATATTCATAAAACTTAATTCATGCAATTCTCCCATGAATTGATTATTAGTAGTGGCAGAATTAGCCCCTGTTGCACCTCCACCATTCGCCCCGATAAAAAAATCTTCTGCTTCCATTGTAAAGGAATCCGTTTGAGTGTGCGTTCCTGTTTTAACCAGTCTTCCGTCTAAAAAGACTAGGACTTCTTTATTTTGATTGTCCCATGAACAAGCAACATGATAAGTATTATTTATGTAAGAAGGCTCAAAGAAATCGTCATGTATAAATATTTCACTACCCGAAGAAACAGAAACCGAAGGGTCTAATTTCAAAGTAAGTGCGCTTGATGAAGCAGAATCTACTATACCAAAAGAAGTAAATGTAAAACCATCCCTAATGAATACTTCCTTGCCATCAAAAACATGTTGATTGGCATTAGATAAATTAGCAGTCTTGCTTGAAAAGGCACTTGTAGTAGAACCAATTGATTTATATTTTACCTTTCCATCTTCTTCAAAACCCTTTTCTACAAAAGAATCATATTGGCTTCCAAGATTCGGGATAATCACGGCATCGCTTGTAAAGTGTTCCATTGATGCAGTTCCTAATTTGATTCCTACTTTGATTTTATATCTTGCTGGATTATTCTCATTGTGTAAAGTATCGTTCACTAAACTCACTTGAAAATTAGTGCTGTGAAAAATTCTCATTTCGTGTGTAATTCTGCTGGCTCTTGGTAAATATAATTCACTTTCAAAATTATTTTGTTCAGTAGCAGTAAAGATTGCCTGTTCTAGACCCGGCATAATTTTTTTATTGTTGGCATTAAAAGAAAAACCACTACCAATAGTAGTTTGAGTAATATTTGATGGTTTATTTATGCTACCCGTGGTTCGGTGGATGCCATAGCCATTTATTTCATACGGTGTCAAAACACATTCAAAGGTAAAATTATCGTCTAAGTCCCAAAGACCATAGGGAATACCCGTCCCTGTTGAAACGATATTATCTGTATAATCTAAAGTTAAAAAGCCATTACACATAATTGGAAAAACAAGCGAGCGTTGCTTTCCTGTGAAAATAGCATATGACATAATAAAACCTCAAGGAAGAACATTGGCTACGACGAATTCTAAATTAAATGAAATATCAATGCTTTCTCCAGCCATTTCGTATGAAAAACTTTGAATGAACCCGCTTAGTCCCTTTGATGTTGATGATGTTGGAAATGAAAATGAACCAACAACATTTGTGTTATCCTTTTCTAAAGCACTTCCTCTTGCTCTAAAGGTTAAAGGAATTTGAACAGTAGTTCCTCTATCTGCATAGTTTTCATCAACCTTTGAATCTATAAGAACAACCAATTCGTTAATTGCTTGATAGGAAGCCAAACCTGTTGAATCAACACCAGATGCAATCATTTGAGCCACTTCTTGCGCTGTAAAGGTTAGGTTAGTAGCACTTCCACCTGATTTAGTGTGGCTTCTTCTTATTTGTGTATCAACAATAAAACCACTTAATGAAATTCTCTTATTAGACATTCCTAAATCTAAAGCAACAGTAGTGGATTCACCTGTTGCTAAACCACTCAAAGGAATAGGGATTGAAGGAATTGCTTTATCAACCGAAACACTAACGCTATTTACTTTTAATGGTATAGTGTCAATATCCGAACTACTACCACTATGCTTTTGCAGTTTAAGATAGACATAACTCATTTTACTCACCTAAATGTGCTTGAAGAAGTGCTTCTGTTAATTTTTGAGTTAATCATTCGTCCTATTTCATCGGCCATTCTTCTCATTTCTGCTTTTGAAGTATCTTTAGCATTAATAGTAATATTGAAATTATTTACTGTTCCGCCTGCCATTTTTCTTGAATCAGTATTTGAATAGACTCTTGAACCTCTTGATAATGAGACTAATTCTGGCCCTTTCTCTCCAACAACAGCAAGACCACCCGCCGAAACACCGCCATTAGCAAAGAAAGGAATTTTATCTAAGAACTTTTTAATACCTAACTTAACCAAAAGCGATGCTACTGCTCCAACAACAACTGCACCAATGATAACAGGCAAACCAAAGATAAAAGCCGCTACAATTGTTGCTATTACAAGAACTCTAATTATTTTTTCTTTAATGGTTTTAGTTCCATCTAAAAGACCAAAAACATATCCTAATCCTTGCACAAGTGCTTTGCCGAAAAATCCAGTTAAAAATCCAACTACTCCAAATATTGCTCCCATTAGAACACCAAAAGCGATTTGAAGTAAGCCCCAGATAATTTCCCACATACCACCAAACATCTTAATAAAGTCTCCTTCCATAAGTCCCTGAAAAATCTCACTTATTCCAGACCAAATATCCGAAACTCCTTCAATGATTACAGGTAAGACTGTTGATACTACCGCCTTTAAAAATTCAAATCCTTTAATAATGGGGCCTTTGAATAAATAAAGCAACCCAAAGAAAATAGTTATGTAAATACTAGCCATAATGACAAACTTAAATAGTGCTTTTCCTAAACCTTTAGCAAATAAAGTAAAAGTATCACCTGCTTCTTTCCATTTTTTTGCATCAAATACTTTCTTTGCGCTTTCTCCCATCGCTTTATATCTTGATTTCATATCCTCTTTACCTGCGCCCATAACCCGTTTAAAGTATTCTGCCGCCTGTTCTCTGCGAGTATTGATTCTTTGTCCTCTTCCAGTAAAAGGGGTTGAAGCATAATCAATGTTTCTTGGTCTGCCTCTTCCTCTATATCTTCCAACAGTTTGTCCCATAACACCCTTAACTGATGAAAAGGTAGGAAAGATTTTACCAGCAGATGCAATCGTTTTAAATATATTATTGCTTTCTCCTTCACCTGATTCAATGTCTCTTATTGCTCTTAATGCACTTCCCATTCCGTTGAATGCCGTTGCTGTTTTATTGACTAATCTAAACATTCCTGGAGGTAAAAACCCATACATAAATCTTCTAGCAGAAGCCGCTTCAATACCCAATAATCTAACCTTTTCACTAGTTGAGGTCATAAAGGTAGCAAGGAACTCAAATGTGGTTCCGCCAGCCTTTCTATAATCTAAAAGGGTTTTTGTGTTTAACTTAAGAAGGTCATTATTCATCGCTAAAGTGGTGTTCATAATTTGGGTTCTTCTTTTAAGACCCTCTTCCTCCTTAACAATTTGTCTAAGTTCCTGTCTATTTAAATTATTAAGGTTTCTATTTTTCTCGGTTGCTTTATTTAATCCTTCATAGTGGCGTTTCATAACTTCTAGGGATTCATTCATAGCCCTAAGTTGTGCCGAATAATCAACCAATAAAATCACCTTTTAATAGATTTTTCTACTTTGTCCATTTCTTCTTTTTCTATTTCTAAAACCACTCTATGAACTGATAATAAATCCATAACTAATGAATGAGGCATTTTGTATATTTCCAAAGGACTTATTGATAGTGCTTTCGCTAAGGTATAAACGACTATTAAGGACATATCAGAGGGAGAAGCCTGTCCTCCTTTCAATACCCCCTTTAATCTTCGTTTTTTTGGTCATCCTCCTCTAAAGCCGAAAACGGGTTTGGGAGAATTTCTTTTAACTGATTGCCGATATACGGCGTGAGTCGTAAAATGTCAATCGCAGAAAGACTTGGTTCAGTCTTTACTACGAAATTTTCAACCATAAATCTAAACATAGCGTTTAGGTCTAATTCCATGTCTTGACGCTTTGCATCAATCTTCATCATGGCATTCATGGCTTTATCCACCTCAAGCCATGTAGGTTCTTTTACCCACACTTTGAGGTATTCTTCTTTCTCTGGTGCTACACGAATATAGTGTAGTTTTGGCTCGGTTAGTGCAAATAGCACGCTTTTATCTGATACAACTTTTTTGTTCAACATTTTATCCACCTTCAATACCAACAAACAAACAAACGGTGTTGGTGGAATATTATTCTGCTAACTTAGACTTTTTAGGAGTTTCCTTTTTCTTCTTTTGCTTCTTGGTTTTATTAGCCTCAACAATCTGCAAATTTTTTTCGTATCTTGAAACCATGTAATCACCCCTGCAAAACCCAATGAGTCTTTACAACGCAACCATCTAATGAATCATCGGTTTGGTTGGCTAATCTTCTTGGCATAACTGTTGCTTCAACAACAATTGGGCCTTTATCATCAGGAATTGGGAAATTGTTCGCACTAATAAAATAATCATTGAATTTCAATGTAATGCTTTCTCCGTTTGCTTTAGTAAAGATTAATTCAATAATCTGAGATGTTTCTTCTGAATCCTTCAAAAGAGCAGTATAAAGAGCATCATCGGTCACATGGCCGGTAAATGAGATTTCATAAGTTCTTTGGGCAGGAATGGCTTCTTGAATATCTTTACTGCCAACTCCTATGAATCTCCTGTCTTGAAGATTATTGCTCATTGTTAAAGTCAAAGAATTAATCTTGAGGAAGGTTTCACCAAGAACCTTAAATGTTCCATCTGAGAAAAAGAATGGTTCTCTCATTTGGTCAGTATTTGTGGAACTTTCATAATTGAAGAAAGAAGTTTCAGCATCAACGCCTCTTCTTGCATCATATTGTTCATCTTGCGCTAAGTCATGAACATTTCTAGTATTTAGTTCAAGAGTCATTTTTACTTCTTCATTCTCGTTAGCGGTCATTGTTAAAGTATTAACTCTGCAACCTCTTGCGATTTTAACGAAGTTTAAATCTTCTGCTTCCGAAGCATTGTTTGTTCTGTATTGGTCAGTTCCAGTCAATTTAGAAAGATTCTGCTCAAGAGAGAAAGAAGGCAGAAGGTCGCCATCTTGCTCGGCAAAAGTATAGGTAATAGCATCACTAATAGATGTTGTTCCACTTGGTCGTGTTAATGTGACCATATCACCCAAAGTATGCAAATGTGGAGCAAGTGGAGGACAAAATTTATTACCGATTGTTCTAA